GCCGGCACCATCGCCACCTCCGCCCGCGGCCTGCTCGGCGCGCGCACCGATTTCACCGCGACGCGCAAGTCGCTGCTGGGGGAATGAGGCCATGACGCCGGTGGAAATCCTGGCGCGCCAGGCGCGCGCCCTCGACCGCCGCCGCGCGCAGGATGCGCTGTGGCAGGATTGCTATGACCATGTGCTGCCGCCGGCGACCGGCGGGCGCGTCGCGATCTTCGACGCAACGGCGGCGGATGCGGCGGAACAGCTCGCCGCCTCGCTGCTCGCGGAACTGACGCCGCCCTGGTCGCGCTGGTTCGGCCTCGCTCCGGCCCGCTCGGTGGAAGGCGACAGCCAGGCGGCGATCGCATTGGAGGATGCGGCGGAGACGCTGCAGGGACATCTCGACCGGTCGAACTTCGCGCTCGAGATGCATCAGGCCTTCCTCGACCTGGTGGTCGCCGGCACCGGCGTGCTGCTGGTCGAGGAAGCCCCGCCCGGCGAGGCTTCCGCGTTGCGCTTCACCGCCGTGCCGCTGCGCGAAGCGGTGTTGGAGGAAGGCGCGTCGGGGCGGCTCGACACCGTGTTCCGCGCCGCTCGGCTCGACGAGGCGACGCTGCGGTCGCGATACCCCGTGGCGCCGCTGCCGCCGGCGACCGGCGACGATGCCGAACAGGCGCGCCATCGCGTGGTGGAAGCTGTCTGGCCCGACCGATCCGGCACGCGCTTCATGGCGATCGCCGCGACCGATGCCGGCCCGGTCGTGCTGGCGGAAGGGCGCTTCGCGGAAAGTCCCTTCATCGCCTTCCGCTGGCTGAAGGCGCCGGGCGAAACCTATGGCCGCGGCCCGGTCGCCAAGGCGCTGCCCGACATCCGCACCGCCAACAAGGTGGTGGAGCTGGTGCTGAAGAACGCTTCCATCGCCGCGACGGGCATCTGGCAGGCCGATGACGACGGCGTGCTGAACCCGGCGACGGTGCGGCTGGAACCGGGGGCGATCATCCCGAAGGCGCCCGGGTCGTCGGGGCTGACGCCGCTCGCGGCACCGGGGAATTTCGACGTCTCGCAACTGGTGCTGACGGATCTGCGCGCGCGCATCCGCGGCGCGCTGCTGGCCGACCGGCTCGGCCCGCAGCGGGGCGACACCATGACCGCGACCGAGGTGCTGGAACGCGCCGCCGAGACCGCAAGGCTGCTGGGCGCGACCTATGGCCGGCTGCAATCGGAACTGCTGAGCCCGCTGATCGCGCGCTGCCTCGCCATCCTGCGCCGACGCGGGGAGGTGCCGCCGCTGCTGCTCGACGGGCAGGAGGCGGTGCTGCGCTATCGCAGCCCGCTCGCCCAGGTGCAGGGCCGCGCCGATGCCGCGAACACGTTGCTGTTCCTGCAGGCGGTGCGCGCCATGGGCAACGACGCGCTGGCGCAGATCGACCTGGCCGCCGCCGCGCGGTGGCTCGGGCGCACGCTGTCCGCGCCCGCCGAGATTCTTCTTCCCCCCGTTCAAGCCGACAAGGAGTGAGCCGATGCCCGAGGACCTGCTGGAGACCGCGCTCGCCGACGACCCCACGCCGCAGAAGGGCGCCCGGCCCGAGGAGGTGCCCGAGAAGTTCTGGGACACCGAGCTCGGCGCGATCCGCGTGGAGGCGCTGCTGAAATCCTATCGCGAGCTGGAGAAGCGCCTGTCGCAACGCATCGCCCCGCCGGGCGAGGATGCGCCGGAGGAGGAGCGCATCCGCTTCCGTCGCGCCATCGGCGTGCCGGATGCGCCGGATGGCTATGCGATCGAGGCGAAGCACGAGCTGTGCTGCGTCGATGAGGCGATCAACGCCCGGCTGCACCAGGCCGGCTTCAGCCAGCCGCAGGCGCAGCTGGTCTATGACCTGGCTGCCGAACGCCTGCTGCCGCTGATCGCCGAGGCGGCGAGCCAGTTCGAGGCCGACCGTCAGGTGGAGACGCTGCGCGCGCATTTCGGCGGTGAGGATCGCTTCCGTCGCGTCGCCGCGCAGATCACCGCCTGGGGCCGCGCCAACCTGCCGCCGCCGGTGATGGAGGCGCTGTCCACCACGGCCGAGGGCGTGATCGCGCTGCACCGGATGATGGAGGGGAAGGAACCCGGCCTCGCACCGCGTGCCGATGCGGCGGGCGTGGCGGATGAGGGCGAGCTGCGCGCGATGATGCGCGACCCGCGCTACTGGCGCACGCGCGAGCCGGAATTCGTGCGTCGCGTGACGGATGGCTTCCGGCGGCTGGTGGGTGCGTCCTGATACCGTTCGGCGCGGCTTGAGCGTTCGCTGACGCTCGCCGCGCCGCTGGCCCCGCGCGACCCGCGCGGTGGCCCGGGGGCGGGCGGCTTCGTACCGCCCGCCCCGTCCGTTTCCGCCCGCGCATAACCGGCCCCCGGCGCGTGGGCTGCGCCGCCATCCGGCCCCGCGAGGCCAACCGGATGGCGGTGCCTTCCATCCATGACAGATCGAAAGGGACCCCCGCATGTCGGGCACCATCGTTGACGCCTTCACCAAGCAGTTCGAGGCCGAGGTCGCCGAGGCCTATCAGCGCCAGGGCAGCAAGCTGCGCCCCACCGTGCGATCCAAGTCCGGCGTGAAGGGGGCGAGCACCATCTTCCCGCGCGTCGGCAAGGGCACCGCCGCGGCCAAGGCGCGCAACGGCGTCGTGCCGGTGATGAACCTGGAATACGCCAACGCCGAATGCTTCCTGCAGGACTACTACGCCGGCGAGTGGATCGACCGGCTCGACGAGATCAAGACCTCGATCGACGAGCGGACGGTCATCGCCAATGCCGGCGCCTATGCGCTGGGGCGCAAGACGGATGAGCTGATCGTCGCGGCGCTCGACACCGCGACGGCGGAAGCGAGCGGCGTCGGCACGGGCCTGGCGGACACCGATGGCCTGACCAGGCAGAAGGTGCTGATGGCCTTCGAGATGCTGGGTGCGGCCGATGTGCCGGACGACGGCAATCGCTTCGCCGTGGTCGGCTGGAAGCAGTGGTCGGAGCTGCTGCAGATCGAGGAGTTCGCGCGCGCCGACTATGTCGGCGACGATGCGCTGCCGTGGAAGGGCACGCAGGCGAAGCGCTGGCTCGGCGCGCTGTGGATGCCGCATTCCGGCCTGACCAAGGCGGGGGCGCTGCGCTACTGCTACTTCTACCATCGCACCGCGGTCGGCCATGCGGTGGCGAGCGAGGTGGTGACCGACATCACCTGGCACGGTGATCGTGCCGCGCATTTCGTGAACAACATGATGTCCCAGGGCGCGGTGATGATCGACCCGACCGGCGTCGTGCGGATGCGCGCCAAGGAGTGAAGGTCGGGGGGAGATGAACTCCCCCCAACCCGGAGCCTGACCTTCGACGTCAGTTCCCAGAAGACAGACGAAGGAGGGGGATCGGGGGAGTTCTCTCCCCCGACCTTTCTTTTCCGACATCCAGAAGGACTCCCCCCGATGGCGCTCTCCGCCCTCGCGCTCTGCTCGCGCGCGCTGCTCAAGATCGGTGCGCAGCCGGTTGCCTCGCTCGACGAGGGCACGGCCGAGGCCGAGGTCGCGGCCAATCTCTATCCGGGCATCCGCGATGCGCTGCTGTCCGCGCATCCGTGGTCCTTCGCGACCGCGCAGGCGGCGCTGCCGCGCCTGGCCGCGGTGCCGCGCGCCGACTTCGCGCAGGCCTTCCAACTGCCGGCGGGCTTCCTGCGCGCGCTGTCGGCCGGTAGCGCGGGGCGCGCGCGCGGCATCGTCTATCGCCTGCAGGAGGACCGGCTGTTCACCGATGCCGAGCAGGTCGCGCTGACCTATGTGTTCCGCCCGGATGAGAGCGCCTTCCCGCCCTTCTTCGCCGCGGCGCTGGTCGCGCGGCTGGCGGCGGAGTTCTGCATCCCGCTGACCGAGAACAGCAGCCGGGCGGAGATGCTGTACCGCCTGGCCGAGGCCGAGCTGCGCGTCGCGCGCCAGGCCGACAGCCAGCAGGCCAGCGCCCGGGTGCTCGAGAACTTCCCTCTCATCAGCGTGCGGGGCTGACCCATGCCGGCCGTCAAGCGAGCCAAGACGACCTTCGCCGCGGGTGAACTCGCGCCGGAACTGCTGGGGCGCGGTGATCTCTCCGCTTTCGACAATGGGGCGCGGCGCCTGCGCAACGTGTTCATCCAGCCGACCGGCGGCGTGACGCGGCGGGCCGGGCTGCGCCATGTCGCGCCGCTGCCCGGCCCGGCGCGGCTGATCCCCTTCGAGTTCAACACCGAGCAGACCTACCTCGTCGTGCTGACGCATGGCGCACTGCACGTCTACCAGGGCGATGCGCCGGTCGCGGTGCTGGCCGGGCCGTGGTCGGCCGGCATGCTGCCGCAGGTCGGCTTCACGCAGAACGCCGACACGCTGCTGCTGACGCATCCCGACCTGCAGCCGCAGCGCGTGACGCGCACCGCCGGCGGCTGGACCATCACGCCGTGGTCCTTCGCGAGCGAGGCGTTCTTCCGCTTCGCCGATGCCGCCACGACGCTGACGCCGAGCGGGACCAGCGGCAACGTCGTGGTGACGGCGAGCGCACCGTTCTTCTCGGTGCTGCATGCCGGCGCGCGGCTGCGCATCGGCGGCAAGCGGCTGAT